CCATGTTGAAGGAGATACGTGAGTTGAAGAAGCGCATACGAGACTTGGAGGCAGACGCAGCATGACCGGTATCAAACCCAGCGGAGGCCCTGACCACACCTTGACACGTGAAGAAGTGTTACGTGCCCGTAACGAGGACGCAAAGAAAGTCAAGCGTTCGATACAAGAAACACGTAAACGTAACAAGAACCGCCCGCGACGACGGGCTGACCGCGACTAGACTCAGTACGTACTAAGTACCACTCAGTCCTTTCAGGACTGAGTGGGTACTAGGTGCGGGAAGGGGGAACCATGAACTACCCGCTCTGCCGGGGTGCCGACGGGCGTTGGATCCACACGTGGGTTCGACAGTCGTCCATCAAGACATCAGACATGTGTTTGGAGCGTTGGCGCAGGGATATTTTCAGCGAGGAACCGGAGGTCATCAAGGATGCCTCCACGTTGGGGACCGTGTGCCACTCCGTTGTTGAGGATGCGTTGAACTCTGTACGTGACGTATCGGATGGGTTGTCTGAAGTGCCCATGTCGTTGGAGGACATGCACGATGCGTTTGGCTACTACTGGGAAGAGGTTGTGCCCACCATCCAGGTGTGGAACAACTACAACGCAGACAGCGCGGCGAAAGCGGGACTGAGCAAGGTCACTAACTGGCATGACGAAATCTTTCCATCGGTCACGCCCGTACTGGTTGAACACACGTTTGATGTGCCACTACTTGAAGACAACGAACGTGTGGTTCGGCTTACGGGCACCATTGACCTGATCGAAGAGGACCGGTTGTGGGATTGGAAGTTTCCTAGCAGGGACTACACCCGTGACCGGTGGCAGTACGAGCGTTGGGATGTCCAGTCCATTGCGTATTGCTACGCAATGGGCATCCCGAACTTTTCATACGCGGTGATGCACCCCGATGGTGTGGGCCGTATGAATCTTGAGCGTGGGCAACAGCATTTCGATTGGCTGCGTGAAAAGGTTTCGGCGCTCTGCCGACTGTTGGAATCACAAACGGGTGCATACCCGTTGGGGGACAACGGTTGGTGGTGTTCCGAAAAATGGTGCGAACATTTCGCACGGTGCAAAGGTGCAACGATAGGAGGCACTTAGTATGGCGTACACGCCACTTGGCCCGACTGAACGGGCCAGCATAGAAGCACAGGTCATTCTCAAAGCAGCGGTTGAACTCGCTGCGGCTGAGATTGGCAACAACCCCGACGGCGTAGCCGTCACGATGGCTATTGAAAACGCACGCGCTCTTGCGAAAGAGTTGCCCGACCTGAAACTATCCCTTGTCGAAGGGATGGAGGTTGCGGTGGCCCCCGGTCAGGACGCTGTGGTTGCGGCTGTCAAAGAAGCATTCCCCGGCGCTACAGAGACAGCCCCCGCAAAAGCACAAGGCGAGTCGAAGTACGTTGACGACGAACAATATGCCCTCATCCATAGGATGTGGCAGACCGAACAGACATCGGGTGTTTCGTATGCGTCTAGGGAGAGCATGTTCCTAGACAACCAAGCCATCCGCAAACTGTTCCAAGATGGTACACGTACATTCCCTGCCGATTACTGGGCAGAGGTGCTACAAGGGAAAGAGATCCCGACCACTAAGACAGGCAAGTGTGGGTTGGGTGACTTCAAGGTGAAGAAGGGTACAAGCGTCGCGGCAGACGGTACGCCTTTCTTGGCTGAAGGCGAGGGGAACCATCCCCTCGCAAACAAGAGCGGGTACTTCGCCGGTTTGGTGAAGAACAGCCCGTTCAACTGGGGCGAACGCCCCGACCCTGTGGACCCACAGGGCTGGCTCACTACTCAGGCGAGTGCCTGAGGAACTGAGTTTGGAGGCAGCGTTATCGCTGGTGGCCGGAGCGGAATCCCCCTCCGCTCCGGCCCCTCCATCTGAGCCTCCAACAGAAGTAGAGGGGATTTCTGCCGCAGACCTGCAAAGGTTGTTTACTCCGAAGAAGGAACAGGTGCGTCGTATGCACCATGACCTGCGTTCGGGGAACGAGTGGTCGTTCGGGCTACGCGCTTTCGATGAGGCCACGTTAGGTGGTGCCCGTGGTGGGCAACTTGTCACCATCATCGGTCGATCCCACACGGGTAAGACCTTGCTTGGGTTGAACATGGTGGCCCGCAACCGCAACCACCGCACACTATGGGTGAGCCCTGACGAAACCGAAACGATGTTCTGGGGTCGCTATTCGGCTATCCGCTTAGAGATCGACCAGAAGGATTGGATCGGCAGGCTCATCCGCGAAGACCCAACCGCATGGGAACGACTAGAACAAATCATGCGCGACGAACGGAACCTGCACTTTGAGTCCACGGGCATGACCGTCGATGACATCGACAAGGCCATGCGCATAGCAGCCGTGGAACTATGGGATGGGCAACGTCCAGAGGTGCTGGTCTACGACTACTTGGAGTTGATACGAGGCGGGGGTGCTGGCGATGCGGCCAGCGTCCAAGCCAAGATCGAATCGTTCAAGCAGTTGGTATCCGACTGGCGTGTCATAGGCGTCATACTCCACCAGTCCGGGCGTGGTTCCGGTAACCGTGGTCGTGCCGGTGGCATAGAAGCAGGCCGGTACGCGTCCACTAGCGAAAGTCATTTCCTGATTGAGACATGGCGCAGGTGGGACGACACCTCGTTGGACGAAGAAGTACGCAGGCACTACGAAGACGAAATCAGCGTGGGCATGTGGAAGAACAAGTCCGGGGACGGTGAGAAAGCGGAAGCGAATCTCACCATCCACGCAAGTGGACGGCTCTTGGAGCCGGGTGTCACGTGGGAGCAGATGAGTTTAGATGAGTAGACTCCCGCCAACCCGTGAAGTGTTCCGCTTGTTGTTCCAAGGTTTCCCACTCGCCTATGGCACAGACGAAGGTGGTTGTCGCTGGTCTGAGGTTGATGACGAACTGATTAGTCGTCACCTGTCAGGCGAAGAGATGATCGGCATTTACCCCATGCACTACGACCCGCACAACCAACACGGCGGAGTGAGTGCGTTCACAGAAAACGTCGAAGGCGTCCGCTCGTATGCGAACATGGACCCAGACCTGTGGATGTGCAAATGGGGAGCCATCGACATAGACGAGGGCGACGACTCTCTGGTTCTTGCGCGTAACGCTGAAACCATGTTCCGGGCATTGGGCATCCACGCATGGATCGAACGGTCACGCAGCAAGGGATGCCACGTGTGGATCTTCAACTCTGAATGGGTCCGAGCATCCACTATGCGTAGAGCCATGAAAGTCGCGTTGCAGTTGGCCGACATCGAATACGACGCCGTGTACCCCAAACAGGATTCGCTAAATGGACCTCCCGGTAACTACATGCGTCTGCCCTACGGCGGCAATCGTCCTGCGGAGCGACAGGAAATCCTAGACGTAGACGCTGGCATGGAGTTTGGCGAGTTTCTTGCCCAAGCGTCCAATATGAAAACGCCTACAGAGGCGCTGACCAAGGCAGCGTCTTTGTACGTAGAGCCACTACCGGTTGTGCCGGATCTCCCCGCACGTAGGGACTACAGCAAGGAACCGTTGATGACCGTGGACGGTTCACGCCTGCGTGGACTGCCAATGGAGATGTTCAACAACGGCCCCGTTCCGTACTACAAGGGCCACGGCGCTGGCCGTGGCCGTCACGGGTTCCTGAACAGGTTCGCCCGATCCATGTTTGAGTCCGGTTACAACCGTACTGATGTACTCTCATGGACGAAAGACCTAGACTCCCGCTTGGGCCAATGGTGGGATGACGGTCCTAAGTTCATGGGAAGGGTTGATTGTGACAGGCAAATCCAAAGACTCATCCAAGACGCAGAGCGACGGGCAAGCCGATGAGTTTACATTTGTGGTGGGAGGACGGCCCCACCCTAAGGGCCGACCAAGAATGTCACGCAAGGGCAAGGTTTACACGCCCGAAGCGACCGTTCTTGCGGAGAAAACTTACATCGCGGCTGTGGGTGAGGATGCGCCCACGTTTGACGGTCCTGTCACGGTGGAGGTGACGTTTTGTATAGACGCTACTTTAGTTACGGTGACGCCTCTACCCCATTGGGAGACAGGATTACGGGGGGACTTGGACAACTACATCAAGACATGCTTAGACGGGTGCCAGCGGGCGGGTATCATCGTCAACGACAGGCAAGTCGTCCAAGTGAAAGCGACCAAAGAATGATTCTCATTGAACTTGAGTCATGGGAGTACGAATGGGCGTTGCATGTAGGCGCTCGTAGGTATATCGAAAACTGGGGCAAGAGTGACGCCCCGCACTACGACAAGAAACGCATGGAAGATGACCGCACCGCGCAAGCCGCCGCTTGCGTGGGAGAACTAGCGGTAGCCAAGTTGGTCAACCAGTACTGGTCAGGTCACGTGTGGAAAGCCGATCAGCACAAGGACCACAAGGGCAAGCCTGATGTGGGAACCAACATCGAAGTTAGGCGCGTACGAACCAGCACTAGTGCAGCGGTGCGGCGCAAGCAGTTAGGAAAGAGTTTAGTTCTCTTTGTGGTCAGACCGGTGGCCCCAGAGTTTCGTGCCGTAGAAATCTTAGGCTGGATCGACCACGACGAGGCGTGGGAGAAGGGCGAACCATCCAAGTACGCACCTGATAGCACGCGTGTAATCGCAGAGGACTTTCTGCACCCTCCCCTGACCTATGCTGTTGAGCATGGGCAAGAAAGAGTTCCCGTTTGATCCCCTTCGGGCCAGCCGATTGGTACGAGAGTTATCTCAAACGGAAACACGGGCTGCACCCGACACCCTTATACAAGCACTCCAACAGGCTAGCCCGCACAGCGAACCGCGTATTTCTAAGGAAGAACGATCTGCGCTCCAAGAGATCGTCTTGGACACCCTTGAAACCCTAACCCAATCCGAAACTTGGTTACTCAATATGCTCCTATTTGAGCGTATGAGTTTGCGCCAAGTGGAAAGATTAGTTGGAATCCCCAAGACAACTGTCGCGCGAAAGCGCGATAAGATTCTCCGTAAACTTGAGAACCAACTTCGTAGTCACTCGCTAGTATCTGAGTATTTAGCGCGAAATCTTTAGTCTTCCGTGTCTTCCATTGCGCCAACTGAGTTCATAATAAGTTGGCTTATTGTGGAGAACACGTGGGTGTGAAGCGGACTATTTTCAAAGTCGCTCATAGCCTGTTCAACGGCGAAGGCCATTGCGTGCGCATAGGGCAAGACGATCAGCACCCCCAACTGATCCTCATGCCACTTTGCGTGGTTGGAATCTGCCACATCCAGTAGGTGTGACGTTCCTTTGATTTCTGCGTAGATTTCCGTAGCCATGTAGCCGTACTCGTTCGCCCAATCATCGAACGCTTGCTGCATGGCCCCCTCATCCATTACGTGATCTTATCCTTTGCGTAAGTCTTGACGACTGACAGGGCTGCGGCCAAACCGGCGATTGCCGCTATTCGCAAGGTACCCAGATTATCTATGGCGAATATCGCAAGGAAACTCTGAGCGAAAGTCCATGCTGCCCGTTCGATTAGATCCTTCATACTGTCCACAACACCTTCCATGTGTGTGCGTCAATGATCCCATTGACTTTGATTGCATAGTTAGATTGGAACTCTTTACACGCGGCGATTGACTTCCGCCCGTAGATACCGTCCACTTTCAAACCGGCCCTTGTCCGGTCGTTCAGGCGCTGTTGGGCAAGTGCTACCCACTTGCCCTTGGAGCGCCGTCTAATAGGTAAGGCTTCCTGTCCCCCTTCGATGATGTAGCGGGAGATCCCGGCCCAGTCGATAGCCACATTGGTCGATGGGCCTACCTCCATGGGCATTCCCTCTTCCACCCATGCGCTTAGTTTTTCGCCGGGGCATGAGGTTGAAGAGAAATCATTATGGCACCGGACCCACAGGTGGTTGCCGTATTTCTCCCGTATCGCCCCGACGACGACAAGCATTGTTTCCTTGCCGCGAACCGTGAACCGCTGGTCGGAGTCGCCCAACAGCGCAACAGAAATAGTCTTGGAGTTCCACCCGCGCGTAGCCGCACCACGTTTCCAGCCCCTGCCCTCAAATATCTGACCGTATTCCCCGGACACCAGCCAGTTGTATGCGATGGAATCCCAGCCCTTTGTCTCCACGTGATACCTGTCATGTCCTCTCACACGGTCCCACGGGGCGTATGACGGCCCCGTGGTGTGATGAATGACAATCCCCTGCACCGGACGCCAGAAGTCCTTCAGGCGCTTCCCTGAGTCGATAGCCCCCCATTGCTCACGACTGATGTAATCCATACCCTAAGGCTAGTCCGTCCCTACGGAGGACTCAGGCCAGCCTTAGCGCGCTTACGTGCTTCTTCCTGTTCCTTACGGTATTGCGCGTTAGCAGCCCGCCACGCGGCCTCCTGCTCTGCCTTCGTATTGGTGCGCAAACCGATACCGAACGCGAACGACATCCACGTAGACAACGTACGCTGTTGATACTTCTCTTCCGATGGGAACAGTCGGCGCATGTCAGAAAACACCGGCAGCAGCGACGCCATCGTGTGCAGGTTGTAATCGCGCATCAACCAGATCCCCTGATCGTTCTTCTCAGCGAACTTGAACGCCTCCAATGCGGGCATTAGCAACGGGACCGCACGGTACACGGTAGGCACCTGCTGCCACCGTCCGTCGAATGCGTAACCCTTCCACACGTTTCGTTTGTTTATCCACTCATACGGTGCCTTGATGAGCGGGGTCACCTGCGTGAAGATGGAACTTATCCCTTTTCGTGCACGATCCTCCGGCCTCATGCTGGGGTCCAAACTCAGCATCGGATCAAGCATCTCCAACGGAGTCTTGAGCGGCAGGTCGGGCAGGATGTACATGTACTCGCCCTTGTACTTCCAAGGCAACCGAATGCCGCCCTGACGGATCATCCACGGGGCCACAATGCGCGGCTCTTCCGTGTCCCTTTCCAGATTTCCCTTGATGATGTTGTACCGGTTGAATATCCCCGGACGCATCCCCATCTGTTCGATCATCAACGGCATATTCTTCCGTGTCCACACGTAGAACGGGAGTACTCTCTTCACGACGTTGCGCTCAAAGGCAGACAGATCCGAATAGTCGAAGTGGAACTTCATCACCCGTTCAAACGCTTCCGACAGCAGATCGCCACGCTTCAACGAATCGAACGTCATCACCCCACGCACATACGTTTCCGTCCCCACACCAGCGCCACGTGAAATACGCAACGGTGCGTTGCGACTATTGAACGGGTTCATCCCTTGCAACGCACGCTGGATCTTGTTGCCCGTAGCCCCCATTCCCTCCGTTCCCCTGAACTCCATACCAATCTGACCCTGAGCGCCCCCCAGCATCCCCTCCTTGTCCATCAGACGCACAAGAGCGAGGTCATCCGCGCTGCTCTTACCGAAAATCAAATGCGCCTTCAGCGCCTTCTTCATCTTCGCCGCACGTTGCGTCATCCCCAACTCCACCGCACGCTCATACTGGTAGTTCCAATACGCGCGCTGGAAATCACGGTAACTGCTGAACTTCACCCCGTCTAAAGCGTTCATAAAGACCGCAGAAAAGAAGTTACGCATGTGGAAACCGGGCTTCATAATCATGTAGCCCTTCAACAGATTGTGTACGCGATCATACATATCGAAGACCTTGCGCATCCCGCCCTCACCACGGTACTTGTCCACCGCCACCATCGCATCAACTATCTCCGCCGGTCCCTGAGAGTTGATGCCAAACGGTTTGAACCCCACATCGAACGCAACCTCCGCGTATTTCTCCTGAGCGATCCCCTTCTTCAACGGGAACCACATCGCGTCATCACCCAACTCCCCCACCTGCCTCAACCACGTAACCGCTTCTGCCCCCTCGTCCAGATTTTTCATTGCCATCTTGATGGCCTCAGCATCACTTTCCATGAGTGCGCCTACAGCGATCTTCACGTTGCGTATCTCATCGGGAAGTTGATCCAACGGAATGGCCCGACCGGCCTCATCTATCGTCCCCAACCTGTGCAGGATCACGTTCGCTGCTTCCGCAGCGTCTATGCGCACCTTCGTCGCTGCGATGAGGTCGTTCATTGCGGCCACGCCCTTCCCCGTGGGCTCCCCCCCGCGTGCAATCTTGAGTGCCAAGTTGACATCGGGGTGGTTTAGTTCTCCAAACAGGATTGGTTCTTTACTGAGTTGTTCCAGATACGCGATGTCGCCCATACCCTCAGGCTTGTCCGCCAACACCCGCTGGAACAGGGCACCCCACTTCTTGACTTTCTTATACTGTCCCTTCTTGATCGCCTTCAGGCGCGCACCCGCTTCCTTCCTCGCAATAGTCAGACGCGTCAACTCGTCGCGTGCCAGTTTCAGATGCTCCATCGCCCCGCCGGGACCGTCCAGATCAGCGGCGCGACGCGCCTTGTCCTCCATCAACTTCTCCAACGGTTCCGCATACACATCGGCCCGACTGTTCCCCGACTTGAGGATCAGATCGTCTATCTCCGCCTCGTACTTCCGTAAGAACTGGTTTACATCCAGCACCCCGTAGTCCTCAAACGCGGTCTTCCCAGCCCCGACGACATCTTTGATGTTCTTGTTCGCTGATTCCCCCACCTGCCGTATCGTCCTCTGCGTGGTGCGTAACGCCATTGGGTTAGTCAGAATAAAGTTGGCGAATGCCTTGTGCTGCCCGCTGGCAAGTGTTGTTCCCAGTTCAAACGACTCATGGTTCATCCACAACGCAGCCGAATACCCGTCTGCCGACAGCGACCGTCGGTACGCTTCGTAGAAGCGTGCCACCCGGTACTGCTGTCGGGCCAGATCCCCACGTGGCCCCGCAGCAGCCAACGGATGTGCCGCAGACGGGGCCATGACGCGTGGTGTACCCGTCCGAATACCCAACTCTGCCACATCTTCGATGATCTCTTCGATGGTCTGAGCACTTGCGGACGCATCTCCCACTACCTCTTCCATCTCATCCAGGGCCTTGTGATAATCAATATCGTCCGGTTGCAGCGGAGGGGTACGCCGTCGCATAGCCGACTTCGCGCCCGTTACTACGTTCACAACCTGCTGCTGTTCCAGCATCTGCCGGTACGCCCACGCGTCGGCGTTGATTGAGTTGTCCATCAAACTTAGGTAATGTACCGCCTCACGCTCAACTATCTCCGACGTAAGGTTCTGGAACTTGACCGTCCGCATGTCTCCCCCACCTTGATGCACGATGTAACCCACATCTACGGATGGGCGCTGTCGCTCAAGGTGCCCAAGGAACGTCAACTTCTCCCGCCAAGACATCCTGTTCACGGAAGCCACACCGAAATCCGACAACTGTTCGATCAGATCGAACACGGCAGCAGCAGGAGGCCCGTACCCCTCCATGTCCTGCGCTAACGGTACACCAGATCGCACGTTCTTCATTGCCAACTTGATGTCGTCAAACAACGCACGATCCGTGTTATACACCCGCTCCCACTGATCCAACTCCATGTCACGCGCAGCCGCAGAATGCGCCGAATCCCCAGCACTTGAACCCACGCTTCG